ATATTCACCAAAGACGTATCCCATCTAAAACAGGTGGCGGGCAAAATGTCACAGATAGTGCATACAACCCACTATCAATTATGGAAGATTACTTCTTTGCTCAAACGGCCGAAGGGCGTGGTTCTAAAGTTGAAACACTTCCAGGTGGTGAAAACTTAGGTCAAATTGATGACTTGAAATACTTTAATGACAAACTATTACGAGGATTGCGTGTCCCACCGAGTTACTTGGGTGGCATTGATACAGGTGGTTCTGCATTTAATGATGGTAGAACTGGTACTGCAATGATACAAGAGTTTAGATTTACTAAATTCTGTGAAAGACTACAGCAACTTATTATTGAAGAAATTGACCGCGAATTTAAGATGTTCTTAAAACATCGTGGTGTTATGATTGAAAGTAGTACGTTTGACTTGAAGTTCAACGTAGTTCAGAACTTCGGTAAGTTCCGTCAAGCAGAAGTAGACCAAGTTGCAATGAACGTATTCACTGGTATCGAAGGTGCAGATTATATCAGTAAGCGTTTTGCATTGAAGCGTTTCTTGGGATTGTCAGATGAAGAAGTATTAGAGAACGAAATGTTATGGAAAGAAGAACATGACGTTGAAGACCCACTAGCACAAAACCCTGATAATTTGAAAGGTGTAGGCGCAAGTCCTGGTCCTGATATGGCAATGGGTGGCGAAGACTTCGATTTAGATGATGCAGAAGATGATATTGAAGACGGTTCTCCAATATCAGGCGCAGAAAACGCCGAAACTGACGAAGATGTATAAATAGTAGTATGAGATATACAGACTTAAAAGAAAACTACTCACCTGAAGATGATGAGTTTACAAACACTGATTTAGACGATACTCGTAAGATTCGTTTAACACTTGAACACCTCTCTAAGTTAAGAAAAATTAGAGAATATAGAAAATACCAAAAAGGTATCGAAGCAGTGCAAGTAAAACAGCAGTATGGCGCAAGTGGCGGCGATGATTCGGGCGCCGCAGAACTTTAAATTAAGTAGTACGTTTATTAGATACGGATAACACTAAATATCTTTTGAACCAAACAAAAGCGTCAAAAAACAGCCGTTTTTTGATATTTCCCTTATATACCCACATAATCCCTATAAATACTTTTGAAACAAAGTAAAACGTTTCTATAACCTTGCCGCCGAACTATAAGTGGCTAGACCAGAATAGATTTTAAGGAGACTTATAATGTCAAGAAGTACACTAGAACAAGTGCTAGAATTGTTAATCAACGAAGAAAATAGTAAAGCAGAAGAATTGCTACATGACTTTGTTGTTGAACAAGCACGACAAATCCATGAGGCTTCTCTAAACGAAAGCGATAACGTTGTAGAAGAAGAACTTGAGGAAATCGAAGAAGCATCAGAAGAAGTTGAAGAAGGTTTTGATTTAGATTTAGATTCAGAATCAGATGAGATTGAAACAGATGCAGATGAGATTGAAAACGAAGAAATTTATGACGAAGATGACATGGATGACGATGAAGCAGTTGATGACCTAGAAATGGGTGATGAAGATGCTCCAGAAGGCGACATGGAAGACCGCGTAGATGATTTAGAATCAGCACTTGCTGATTTAGAAGCAGAATTTGAAAAAATTATGTCAGGTGAAGAAGACGACATGGAAGACGAAGGTGAAGAAGCCGACGCTGACATGGAAGAATCACTAGAACTAGACCTTGAAGAAGCAGAAGAAGTAGAAGAAGACCTAGAAGAAAGTGATGAAACAGAAACCGATTTAGAAGAGTCAGAAGAAGACGAACAGTTAGACGAGTATGTAACTCCAGTAACTGCTTCAACTGGTGATGACGGCGATGCATCAGCAAAAACAACTGTTAATGCAAACCCAAAACGCCCAGGCGATGACTCAAATGCAAAACCAGTAGGCCAAAATGATGGTAACACATCAGGCGGCAAAGGTGATGCACCAAAAGATATGAATACGAAGAATGTAAACGTATCAGGAAACTCAAAATCACCAGCAATGTCAGGTCAAACTGCCAAAGCAGGCGATGATGGTGTGAATACAAAGTCAATCACATCATAAAACTAAAGAAACCTTAGGAGTAACCAATGACCGTTCTTATTGAAAGATTATCACACAATCAAGCGAATGTACAATCACGCATCGTTGAGAGTGAGAATGGTGAAAAGAGTATGTTCATGGAAGGTATTTTCGTCCAAGGCGGCGTTAAGAATGCTAACCAAAGAGTATACCCGGTGAACGAGATAGCGAGTGCAGTGGAAAAGGTTCAGCATAAAATTGCTGAAGGTTACCCAGTACTAGGCGAATGCGACCACCCACCAGAATTGACAGTCAACGTTGACCGTGTTTCACATATTATTGAGAATATGTGGATGGATGGTCCAAACGGCTTTGGTAAACTTAAAATTGTTCCTACACCCATGGGCAACATCATCAGAACACTAATCGAATCAGGCGCTACTTTAGGTGTCTCATCTCGTGGTTCAGGTGAAGTTGATAATAGTGGTAATGTGAAGAATTTTGAGATTGTCACAGTTGACATCGTGGCGCAACCAAGCGCCCCGGACGCATATCCAAAGGCGATATATGAAGGATTAATGAACATGCGTGGTGGTTACCAAACTTGGCAACTAGCACAAGATGTTCAACACGATAAGAATGCTCAAAAGTTCTTATCAAACGAAATAGTTAAGTTCATTAGAGAACTCAAACTTTAATAGGAGAACCAACAATGGCACAAAACGAAATCCTTGCTGGTCTTCTTGAGTCAGGTATACTAGACGAAAGTGCTAGTACACAAATATCTGAGGCTTGGGAAGCACAAATAAATGAAGCAAGAGAGGAGATTACAGCCGAACTGCGTGAAGAATTCGCTCAAAAGTTTGAACATGACAAATCAGTAATCGTTGAAGCAATGGACACTATGCTTACTTCAACAATCACTACTGAAATGGAAGAGTTTAAAAAAGACCGTGAAGACTTAATTGCAGAACGTGTTGCATATAAGAAAGCAATTTCTGAACATGCAAAACTCCTTGAAAAATTCATTACTTCTCAGTTAGCAACCGAAGTTAAGGAACTACGTGATGACCGTGCAAAAGTTAGCGAAAATTTAGAAAAAACTAAAGAATTCGTTGTTAAACAACTTTCACGTGAACTCGCAGAATTCCACGATGACAAGCGTGATTTAGTAGAAACTAAAGTACGCATGGTAGCAGAAGGTAAAGAACTTCTTAAGAAAACTAAAGAAGCCTTTATTAAGCGTTCTGCTGAATTAGTTGAATCAACAATTGATAAAGCACTACGTTCAGAACTGGCTGTTCTTAAAGAGGACATTCAAGCGGCTAAAGAAAACGAATTTGGTCGTAAGATTTTTGAAACATTTGCAGGTGAATTTATGTCTTCACAAATGAATGAAGGCACAGAAGTTGCAAAAGTAAACAAAAAGTTAGATGAGTCTGCTCAGAAAGTTGCAGAACTAGAAGCAGTGATTACAGAGAAGGAAGAAACTATTGCAGATGCTCAAAAGGCAGAGAGAGTACTACAAGACCGTATGGCCCGTAAGGACGTACTAGAAGGTCTTCTAGCACCACTTGGCAAAGAAAAGCGTACAGTAATGGTAGACTTGCTGGAATCAGTAAAAACTTCAAAACTTAAAACTGCGTTTAAAAAATATTTACCAGCAGTTTTAAATGAAACCGTTTCAACGAAAGAAGAAACACAAACGTTAACAGAAGGCAAAGTGACTGAACACACTGGTAACCGAGAAGTTGAAGAAACTTCAACGTCCGAGAGTCAGAGTGGCGATGCCAATATAATCCAGTTAAAGAAATTAGCCGGATTGAAATAATTAACCAGATACAGGAGATAAAAAGATGGAAAATCTTTTTGAAGGAAATAACTGGGACACAACACGTGAAACTCTTTTAGAAGGTCTAGAAGGCAACAAGCGTGACGTAATGTCATCAGTTTTAGAAAACACAAAAGTAGCACTTAACGAAAGTGCGACAGCAGGTGCATCACAGGCTGGTAATATCGCTACATTAAACAAAGTGATTCTTCCAGTAATTAGACGTGTTATGCCTACTGTTATTGCTAACGAAATCATCGGTGTTCAACCAATGACTGGCCCAGTAGGTCAAATTCACACACTACGTGTGCGTTATGCAGACACAGCCAACGGCGCAACAGCAGGTGCAGAAGCACTAAGCCCATTTGATATTGCGAAAGCATACTCAGGCGCAGCCGGCGGTACAGGAAACTCAACAGCGGCACTAGAAGGTGAAGCAGGCAACAGAATGTCTATTCAAGTTCTTAAGCAAACAGTTGAAGCGAAAACTCGTAAGTTATCAGCACGTTGGACATTCGAAGCGGCACAAGATGCTAATTCAATGCACGGCCTAGATATCGAAGCGGAAATCATGGCGGCTCTAGCAATGGAAATCACTGCTGAAATCGACCAAGAAGTACTAGGTTCACTAGAAAATCTAGCGACTCAAGGCGCTTCATTCGACATGTCAGGTTCATTCACTGGTACACCAACATTCGTAGGTGACAAGCATGCCGTACTAGCAACACTAATCAACCAACAAGCAAACCTAGTTGCGCAACGTACTCGTAGAGGCGCGGCAAACTGGGCAGTTGTTTCTCCAGCGGCACTAACAGTTCTACAATCTGCAACTACATCAGCATTTGCACGTACAACTGAAGGTACTTTCGAAGCACCAACTAATACTAAGTTTGTAGGTACACTTAACGGTACAATGAGAATTTACGTCAACACATATGCTGGTGACGATGCTCCAGTACTATTAGGTTATAAAGGTCAAGGCGAGATTGACGCGGCGGCATTCTATTGCCCATACGTTCCACTAATGTCTTCAGGCGTTGTGGTTGACCCAGCATCATTTGAACCAGTAGTTTCATTCATGACTCGTTATGGTTATGTTGAACTAACAAACACTGCATCATCACTAGGTAATGCGGCGGACTACGTTTCAAAAATCGCTATTCCAAACGGTACACTATCATTCACATAATTTTATAATTATTTTTGATAATAAAAACCCGGCATTTATGTCGGGTTTTTTAACCTCTGCTATTCCGGTTAAACAGATAAATAGACTATAGTACACAATAAAATCTAAGCAAACTTAGTAATTGGAAGAATAACATGGCAGAACAGATTAAATTCGGTGATAGATTATTCCTTAAAGGTGAGAAAGTATTACTTGACAATGGAGTCAGTGATGCTATTATTGAGTCGAGAAACGGCACTTTAGTAATCAAGGGAAATCTTACAGTAGACGGCACCACAACAACCGTCAATACAGAAGAAATTACATTAGCAGACGCACATATCTTGCTCAATGGCAACCATACAGGAACAGCATCAGAAGATGTTGGTATTGAAGTTAATAGAGGCACAGATGACAACGTTAAGTTCTCATGGAAAGAAGATATTGATAAGTGGACTTTATATGATAAAGACTTAACAACTTCTGGAACAGTGAGTGCTGTGTTTGTCGGAGATATAACTGGTAATATTACATCTACAGGTACATCTACTTTTTCAAATATAAATGTAGATGGTGGTAATGTCGATGGTACTGTAATCGGAGCAACTGTCCCTGCGGCAGGAACTTTTACTACTATAGCAGGTGACGGAACTGCAATCACCAATGTTCTTACAAATTATACAACTACAGATTTAGCAGAAGGTACAAATTTATATTACACGGATGAAAGAGTTGATGATAGAATTGATAACTTTTTTGATGCGTCATATGGTATAACAGCGACATATAATGATTCTGCAAATACATACACATTAGACTTTGACCCAATAAATGCTGGAACAGGAGTTGCAGTTTTAGATACAACGGATACTACACAAGCAAAATTTAGGACAGTAAAAGCAGGCCCAAATGGAGATTTGGCAGTCACACTTGACGGCGACCATCTTGTAGTAGATACTTCAGTTAAACTTAATATCTTAGAAAAATTTAGTGCAACGGGTACTGGTTCTGTTAGTGTTTATACTTTGCCATTTAATATTTCACAAGATTGGCATATAGAAGTTTTCATTGACGGAGTATTTCAGATACCTTCAGTTGCGTATTCAGTTACGACCGGAACTACACTAACATTAACATCGCCGTTGGCGTTAAATTCAGTTATGTATGTTTTGAAACTAGCAACAAATAGTGTTAGTACAAGTATCACAGATGCAGATACTTTAGGCGGCCAACTTCCAAGTTTTTACACCAACCCAACATTAGTTAGCGCATTTACAAATGATGCGGGCTATATAACATCTTCTTCAATACCAACAAATCATATGGTAAATGATGCAGATAATACGACAACTGGTAGTATTTTTGTTACTACAGATAATACACAAGATTTAGGTACATCATCAAATAAGTGGAGAGCAATATACGGACATCAAGTAGAGGCAACATTTGCTGACTTGGCAGAACGCTATGCCGCAGATGCCCCATATGATGTGGGTACAGTTTTAGTATTTGGCGGTGAGGCAGAAATCACGTCAACTACAGAATATAATGATAGTAGAGTGGTCGGTGTAGTTTCAACCGCACCTGCATATTTAATGAACGCAGACGTGGGAAATTCACAAACACACCCAGCAATCGCATTAAAAGGAAGAGTACCGTGCAAAGTAATCGGTCAATGTAAGAAAGGAGACTTACTTACTACTTCTCAATTAGAAGGACATGCTACTGCGGTTTATGGTCAACCAGTTACTGGTTCAGTTATCGGTAAAGCAATGGAAGACAAAATAGACTATGAAGCAGGCATGATAGAAATATTTGTGAGTATGATGTAAAATGACAACAAAGATTAATAGTTTCGCATTAGGCGATGACACAGTACATACGTTTCATTTGAACCCAGCAATATTTGGTGGTAGTTCAGGTGAAGTAGTTCAAGGCGATACAACATTAATTGTATCAACAGGCGGAGACCTTACTGGTGGTGGAACAATTACATTAGGTCAAGGTGGAACATTAAACATTTCGTATACTCAACCAACGTTGGTTAGTACATTTACAAATGATTCTGGATATTTAACTTCGTTTACTGAGACAGACCCAACTGTCCCTGCGCACGTAAAAGCAATCACCACTACTAAGATTTCAAACTGGGATACAGCGTATTCTTGGGGCGACCATTCTGTAGAAGGGTATCTAACTAGCGAAACATCACATGCAGATGTGGTGATTGATGGAGATTTCATATCTCAGGGTATTATGTTGCGAGGAGCGACATCGGGTTCATATGCTATTTTGACAGACAACTCAGCGAATTGGAATACAGCATTTGGATGGGGCAATCATGCGACTCAAGGTTACTTGACATCTTCATCAAATTATTATGCAGATTCGTTAGGATTTAATACATCAACTGGTGTATTAACTCTAGGCATGAACGGAGTTTCTGACTTAACAGTTGACTTAGACGGAAGATACGCCTTAACTGCAGGCGGACAACAAGATTTAGATAGTGTTACTACACAAGGTAATACTACTACAAATGATATTACAGTTAATGGTATGACTGTTAACGGCGACTTGACTGTTAGTGGTACGACCACTACAGTTAATTCTAATACTGTAAATATCGGCGATAATATTATTCTACTAAACAGCGATGAAACAGGCGCCCCGTCACAGAACGGTGGTATTGAAATTGAGCGAGGAACGTCAGCAAATAAGACACTACTATGGAATGAAACATCAGATAAATGGACAGTCGGTTCGGATACATTTGTAGCATCAACATTCGAAGGTGACTTAACTGGAAACGCATCAACATCGTCTAAGTGGGCTACAGCAAGAACTATTACATTAGGCGGTGATTTAAGCGGGTCAGTAAGTATTGATGGTTCGCAAGGCGTTACATTAACGGCAACAGTTGCAGACGACTCTCATAATCATACAATCTCAAATGTTGACGGATTGCAAACAGCAATCAATGATAAATTAGATTCAACAGCAAATGCAGTTTCAGCCAGTGTTTGGCAAACGGCAAGAACTATTTCTTTAGGTGGAGACTTGTCGGGCAGTGTTGCGATAGATGGTAGCACAAACGTTACGTTGACTGCAACAATAGGAACGAATAGTGTTGAACTCGGTACTGACACTACAGGAAATTATGTAGCAGATGCAGGAGTTTCCGGTAACGGATTGAGTGGTTCAGTTAGCAGTGAAGGTGGGACATTTACAGTTACATCAAATGCAACAGAAGCCAATACTGCAAATACCATAGTATATAGAGATGCAAATGGTGATTTTGCCGCAGGTACGGCAACACTGACTGCAACACAGGCACAATATGCTGACTTGGCGGAAAAGTACACAGTAGAATTCGACCATCCTACAGGTACAGTTATGTCAGTTAGTTATGAAGTTAGTTTAATAGATGATGGATTTGAGACAGAACCAGCAAATTCGGGAGATATTCCAATTGGTGTTGTTTCTGATAAACCAGCATTCTTAATGAATGAAACAATAGATGGTCAAGCCCTTGCGTTGAAAGGAAGAGTTCCTGTAAGAGTTAGAGGTAAAGTAAAAAAAGGAGAAGCAGTATACGCCGATGCAAACGGTATAGCATCAACACATGGCGTTTCTGTAACGGGTACAAATCACCATATTGTGGGAGTATCCTTAGAGACAAACGACACACAGGCTGAAAAACTAGTCGAATGTGTATTAAAATTATAGGAAAAATAAAATGGCAATTACAAAAATTACGGATTATGTACTAGGCGATAGAGCCGTCAATGTTTCAAAACTTGATGTAACTGCAGGCTCAAACGGCCAGTTGTTGTCTATCGATGGTTCTGGTAACTTAGTCTTCATAGATAATACATCAACAGAAGTAATACAAGATGCGGCTGCGGCGATGATATTGGCAGGCACACACACAAACATATCGGTAGTTTATGATGATACTAATAATAAATTGTCACTAAACGCCTCAGGCGCAGTAACGAGTGTTAACACTTTAACAGGCGCAGTTGTATTAGATACCGATGATATAGCAGAAGGCACATCAAACTTATTTTATACGGATGCAAGAGCAGACACAAGAGCGCAATTAAAGATTGATGCGTTAGTAGATTCAGCACCAGGCACATTAGATACATTAAACGAATTAGCGGCGGCACTAGGTGACGATGATGACTTTGCAGGTTCTATGACTGTTGCTTTAGGAGGAAAAGAACCGTCTATCGCATCGGGTACCACAGCCCAGTACTGGAGAGGTGATAAATCATTTCAACCATTAGATACATCGGCAGTAACAGAAAATACAATTCTATATTATACGGATACAAGAGCCCGTTCATCGATTTCAGTTTCAGGCGACTTGACATATAATTCATCAACTGGTGTTATTTCTACACAAGGTCTTGCCTCAAGTACTACAGACGATTTAACAGAAGGTTCAACAAATTTATATTATACAGATACAAGAGCAAGAAGTTCGATATCAGCATCAGGCGACCTATCATATAACTCAACGACTGGTGAAATAAGTTTTACAGCATCAGCATCACCCGTTACAAGTGTTAATACAAAAACAGGTGCAGTTGTATTGGATACAGACGATATTTCTGAAGGCACATCAAACTTATTTTATACAGACACAAGAGCAAGAGAATCTATATCTGTAGTAGATGTGAGCGGTGATGGTTCTTTAGCATATGATGATACTACAGGTGTTATTACTTACACTGGACCAAGTGCGTCTGAAGTAAGAGCGCATTTATCAGCAGGTACTGGTGTTACTTACTCAAGTGGTGAATTCTCAATCGGACAATCTGTCGGTACGGCAGATAATGTACAATTTAATAATGTACAGGTAGACGGAGTATTAACATCAGATGATATTACAAGTGCTTCTATTAGTATTTCGGGCGATGCGACTATTACAGGTGATTTAACAGTTTCGGGTAATACCACATATGTAAACACTACTGATTTATTAGTTGCAGATAGTATAATTACACTAAATTCAGATTGGCCGACAGGTAGTGCGCCAACTGAAAATGCTGGTATTGAAGTCAGTAGAGGCACAGAATCGACTGTTGGAATTAGATTTAATGAGTCAACCGACAAGTGGCAGTTCACAAATGATGGTACGACATATAATAATATCGGGTCATTGTCTGCATCAGACACAGATGCCTTATCAGAAGGCACGACTAATTTATATTATACAGATACGAGGGCAAGAGGTGCGATAAGTATCACAGATAATGGTGGTGATGGTTCATTGGCATATAACTCAACAACTGGTGTAATTACATATACTGGTCCAAGTGCTTCTGAAGTAAGAGCGCATTTGAGTGCATCGGGTTCGTTGTCATATAACTCAACGACTGGTGAGTTTTCGTATACAACGCCAAACACTATTGCAAGTTTAGGAAACCATGATACAGATGATTTATCTGAAGGTTCAACTAATCTATATTTCACAACGACACGTAGCACATCGCAATTCAATATAGATTTAGCGGCATCAGATACAGATGACTTGTCAGAAGGCTCAACAAATTTATATTATACAAATGCTAGAGTTGATTCATATGTGAATAATAGTATGGATACAGATGACTTATCAGAAGGTACAACAAATTTATATTATACACAAACAAGAGCAGATGCAAGAGTTGATGTTCTAAGACAAAATCTTCTAACTGATGGCGGCGAAGATGTACATTTTAATAACTTAACAAATCTCCCAACCATTATAAGAGACACTATCACTGGCGATGGTTCAACAAATACATTTACATTAAGTGCTACACCTGGTAGCGCAAATGCACTAATTGTTACTATTTCTGGTGCAACACAAACACCAACTACAGACTACACAGTGTCATCGAACACTATTACATTTACATCGACATTGCCGTTAAATCAAGTTGCAGAAATAAGACATGTTGGCTATCAGATATCAGGAGGCACAATAGCAACTGCTACTGATTCACAGTTACTTGATGGGTTAGATAGTACTCAGTTTTTAAGAAGTGATACTAACGATACAATGGTAGGTGATTTAACTATGACAGGCGACATTGTCCCTACTACAGATGACACATATGATTTAGGTAGTTCATCTAAAAAGTGGGCTAATGTGTACGGGCATTCTATCGAAGCAACATTTGCCGACTTAGCGGAAAGATACGCTACAGATTCTCCTTATGAACCAGGCACAGTTGTTGTTTTTGGTGGCGAAGCAGAGATTACTACAACAACCCAACAACTAGATGTATCAATAGCGGGCGTCATTTCGACAGACCCAGCGGTTAAATTGAATGCAGATGCTGGTAACTCACATACGCATCCTTATGTAGCATTACGTGGTCGTGTGCCGTGTAAAGTAATAGGACCAATTAAGAAAGGTGAATTGCTAGTGACATCAGAAACACCCGGTTATGCTAAAAGTGTAGGTACTGTAGATTACGGTGTGGCTGTATTCGCTAAATCTATCACTACTGACTTGTCAAGTGGTGAAAAAATAGTCGAAGTTGTAATATTATAGAATTAAGTATAAACATCTTAATTATTCCGTTTCCGATAAATACTATCAGAGAGAGCGAATCCCGCCTTCTCTGATTGAAATCGATTTTAAAAAAATTTAGACGGGAGAAATAATATGGCAGCATATGCAATTCAGTTCCGACGTGGTACAACAACTCAACACTCATCCTTTACAGGCCTTCTGGGCGAGGTTACAGTTGATACTGACAAGAAAACACTTGTCGTCCATGACGGTTCTACAACTGGTGGTTTCCCACTTTCACGTGAAGGTGCGGCATCATCAAGTTCGACAGGTTCATTCACATCAAATGTATCGGTCGGTGGAACATTAGCAGTAACGTCAACATCAACGTTTAGTGACGATGTAGGTGTAACTGGTGACTTGACAATGACAGGTCACATTCTACCAAGTGCGAACATTACATACGACCTAGGTTCAACCACAAAGATGTGGCGTGATATCTACGTTGGTCCAGGCTCATTATATGTTAATGGCAAAAAAGTTATCGAAGATGACTCAGGCTCAATTAGCATTACAACAGAAGCAAACGAAGACCTGAAAGTCAGTACAACTGGCACAGGTACTTTGAAATTCATTTCAGGTAATGGTATTAACTTTACTGGTGAATTAGGCGCAGTATCTGGTGATTTACAAATCGGTGACCACATCGATATGAATTCATCATTAATTAAAGAACTGGCAGCACCAGTTTCTGGTACAGACGCGGCAAACAAAAACTATGTTGACGCTGTGGCGGCAAGTGCAGTAACCGGTGGCAGTAACGCTGTTTCTGGTACAACTGGTGCGTTTTCTAGTGACGTTACAATCACTGGTGACTTAACAGTTAACGGTACAACAACTTCAATCAATACAACACAGATTGATTTAGCAGACAACATTCTACTATTAAACTCAGATGCGACAGGCACGGCATCAGTTAACGCTGGTATCGAAGTCGAGCGTGGTGACGATGCAAACGTTTCAATCGTTTGGGACGAAACAAATGACAAATGGACAATAGGTTCACATACATTTGTAGCATCAACATTCGAAGGTGACTTAACTGGTGATGTAACTGGTACAGTTTCATCAATCGCTAACCACGATACAGACGACCTATCTGAAGGTTCAACTAACAAGTACTTCTCAAATACATTGGCACGTGGTGCCGTATCAGCAGGCGGTGACTTATCATATAATTCATCAACTGGTGCTTTCTCTTTCACAGAAAGAACAGATGCAGAAGTAACTACACTAGCAAAAGCGGCTATCTCAGCAGGCGGCGACTTGTCGTATGCAGACGGTGTTGTTTCATTTACTGAAAGAACAGATGGAGAAGTTAGAGGACTTGTTTCAGTATCTGGCGACTTAGCATATAACTCAACAACTGGTGTTATTTCATTCACACAGAATGATGCTTGGTCAAATATTACAGGCACTCCGACTACAGTTTCAGGATATGGTATCACAGATGCATATACTAAATCAGAAGTGGATGCGGCAATTCAGACTAAAGATGCTCTATCAGAACTATCTGGTACAACAGATGACGTAACTGAAGGTTCAACTAACAAGTACTTCTCAAATGCATTGGCACGTGGTGCAATTAGTGTTTCTGGAGATATTTCTTATAACTCATCAACTGGTGTTATTTCAACAACAGGTCTAGCAAGTTCAGACACAGATGATTTATCTGAAGGTTCAACTAATCTTTACTATACAAATGCAAGAGCAGACGCCAGAATAGCGGCAGCCGATACAGATGATTTATCAGAAGGTTCAAGCAATCAATACTTTACAACAGCAAGAGCAAGAGCAAGTATTTCAGCAAGTGGTTCTTTAGCATATAATAGTTCTACAGGTGCACTTACATATACACAAGGAAATACTGATACAGTTGCAGAAGGTTCATCGAACCTTTACTATACAACTGCTCGTTGGGATACTAAGATGGCGGCAGCCGACACAGATGATTTATCTGAAGGTAGCAATCTTTATTATACAACTGCTCGTTGGGATACTAAGATGGCAGCGGCCGATACAGATGATTTATCTGAAGGCTCAACTAATCTTTACTATACAGATGCAAGAGCGGATGCTAGGGCACAATTAAAGATTGATTCGTTAGTAGATTCAGCACCAGGCGCCTTAGACACATTAAACGAACTAGCGGCGGCTTTAGGTGATGACGCAGATTTCGCCGGTACGGTAACTGACTCACTCGCTTTGAAATTCGCATCAGCAGATTTCAATTCTACGTTTGATACAAGACTTGGTACTAAATCAACTACTGATTTATCTGAAGGTACAAATCTTTACTATACAGATGCTAGAGTTGATGCATATATTAATGCAAGTATACTAACAACTGACGTAAGTGAAGGCACAAATCTTTACTACACAGATGCTAGAGCAGATGCACGTATTACTAATGCGTTGAAAGATGAAGACAATATGGCTTCAAATTCTGCAACTCATGTTCCTTCACAGCAATCAGTTAAGGCTTATGTTGACTCACAAGTATCATCAAAAGACAATACTGACGAAATAACTGAAGGCTCAACAAATCTGTACTATACAGATGCTAGAGTTGATTCATATATTAACGCAAGTATACTAACAACTGACGTAAGTGAAGGCACAAATCTTTACTATACAACTGCTCGTTGGGATACTAAGATGGCGTCAGCCGACACAGATGATTTATCTGAAGGCTCAACTAACAAGTACTTCTCAAATACATTAGCACGTGGTGCCGTATCAGCAGGTGGTGATTTGTCATACAACTCAACAACTGGTGTTATTTCATTCACAGAAAGAACAGATGCAGAAGTAACTACATTAGCGAAAGCGGCCATTTCAGCAAGTGGTGATTTATCATACGCAGACGGTGTTGTTTCATTTACTGAAAGAACAGATGCAGAAGTAACTACATTAGCGAAAGCGGCTATCTCATCAAGTGGTGATTTATCATACAGCGATGGTGTTGTTTCATTTACTGAAAGAACAGACGGAGAAGTTCGTGGTTTAGTATCAGCAAGTGGTGATTTGTCATACAATTCAACAACTGGTGCTTTCTCTTTCACTGAAAGAACAGACGGAGAAGTTCGTGGTTTAGTATCAGCAGGCGGCGATTTGTCATACAATTCAACAACTGGTGCTTTCTCTTTCACTGAAAGAACAGACGGAGAAGTTCGTGGTTTAGTATCAGCAAGTGGTGACTTATCATATAACTCAACAACTGGTGTTATTTCATTCACAGAAAGAACAAACGCAGAAGTAAGAGGTCTTGTCTCTGTAACGGATGCTGGTGGCGATGGTTCATTGTCATATAACAGTACTTCGGGTGTAATTACATATACTGGTCCAAGTGCTACTGAAGTAAGAGCGCATTTATCAGCAGGTACTGGTGTTACTTACTCAAGTGGTGAATTCTCAATTGGTCAGGCAGTAGCAACAACTTCAGATGTTACATTCAATGACTTAGTAGTATCAGGTGACTTAACAGTTTCAGGCACAACAACTTCAATCAATACAACAGAAATCAATTTAGCAGACAACATTCTACTATTGAATTCAGATGCTACTGGTACTGCCACAGCATCAGCAGGTCTTGAAGTTGAGCGTGGTGATGACTTAAATGTTCAGTTATTATGGGACGAAGCAAATGACCGTTGGACAACGGGTGCAGAAGACTTCTACACAACAGGTACAATTACTGGTGACTTAACTGGTGATGTAACTGGTACAGTTTCATCAATATCTAACCATGACACTGGTGATTTAACAGAAGGTTCAAACTTGTATTACACAAATACAAGAGCAGATGCCAGAGTTAATTTACAAACTGGTGCTAACTTAGATTTATCATCAATGACTACTGCAAACTTGACAGAAGATTCAAGTAATCTTTACTATACAACATCACGTTGGGATACTAAGATGGCAGCGGCCGATACAGGTGATTTATCTGAAGGTAGCAATCTTTATCATACAACTACAAGAGCAAGAGCGGCCATTTCAGCAAGTGGTGATTTATCATACGCAGACGGTGTTGTATCTTTCACAGAAAGAACAGATGCAGAAGTTCGTGGTTTAGTATCAGCAAGTGGTGATTTGTCATACAATTCAACAACTGGTGTTATTTCATTCACAGAAAGAACAAACGCAGAAGTAAGAAATCTTATCTCTGTAACTGACGCAGGCGGTGATGGTTCATTGTCATACAACGCATCAACTGGTGTAATTACATATACTGGTCCAAGTTCTACTGAAGTAAGAGCGCATTTTTCAGCAGGCGGTGATTTGTCATACAACTCATCAACTGGTGTGTTCTCATATACAACTCCAGCAGAAGTTGACAACTACGTAGACTCATTATCATTCTCGGGTGGTACTTTGACAGTAGGTCGTACAGGCGCATTGACAGACTTGACAGTTGATATCACAACAGCAACAACTATGAAACATACTCATGGTTATTCTGTTACATCAGATGATGAAAATGATAATACTGGTTCAACACATGCAATTACTTGGGCAACATTAAACGGCACAGATAAAGTTGACTTCGGTACAGACGCAGTAGCGTATAGTTCTGAAATTGACGTAGCACCGTTTGTACAAGTATTCATCAACAGAATGATTCTAAGACCGAATGAAGTAACAATTTCTTCATCAGGTGTGACATTCGAAGATGATATAATCGCTGAAGGTGATGAAATAGAAATCATGTATATGGATGAGAAATAATATATTCTTAATCAAAGAGTAGAGGGTACCATCCCTCTACTCCGTTCTTCGGAACATTAGACCATGAGGGTCTATCGATATTAAGATAACTTTTTAAGGAGAAAAAAATGGGAAGAAAATTTAGACATAACGGTTCCACAAATACTAAAATCTCACGTGGTAAACGTTATAAATATGACAGTACAGGTAATATCGCAGAGATTACTGGCTCGCCAGATATGACATCAGATGATATTATTTTCTCTGGTACAAAATCGTCAATTAGACGTATTGCAGACCTAGAACGTAACGTATCAATTTTAGCCGCTAAAGATAGTGGTGACGGTGGTGCCACAATCGCCAAAACTATGAGCGGTAAAGTCAAATTCAATAACAATATTGAAGTTGATGGTACATTAGAAGCAGACGGTAACGTTGATGTTGCGGGTACACTAGATGTACAAGCAGGACTAACTCTTAGTTCATCAGCAAGAGAAACTATCCAAGATGAAGTAATTAAACCAATGCTTACTGGTAATACTGAATCCGGTATTAGTGTATCGTATGATGATTCAGCAAATGAAATTGATTTTGATATCACATCAGCACCAAAATGGGAAACTCCACGTACTATTACGTTGGCCGGTGATTTAAGCGGGTCAGTAAGTATTGATGGTTCGCAAGGCGTTACATTATCGGCTTCAGTTGCAGACGACTCTCATAATCATATAATTGCAAATATTGATGGTTTACAATCAGCACTAAACGGCAAACAGCCATCAGGTTCTTATGTAACAACAAATAGTTCACAAGCACTAGGTTCGGCATCAAATGTTTTATCATTTTCTGCAAACACATTAACATTAGAACGTGGTGATGGTTCAACTGATACAGTTAATCTATCAGCATACCTAGATGATACTAACGCGGCAAGAATCGTATCAGGTACAATGGCATCCGATGGTACAGCAACGTTTACACGTGACGATACCACAACATTTACAGTTGATATGTCAGTTTTACTAGACAATGACAACTTAGCACGTATCACATCAGCAGCCTGGGCAACTAGTACTGGTGTTTTAACTCTAACACGCAACGATAATTCAACTGTAACAGTTGACTTAGATGACCGTTATGCGATTAAAACCGGCAACCGTGCGTTAGGGGCAACGGCGTTATCAGTTTCTAATGATACTATCACACTAACTAAAGGTGACGGTACATCAGAATCAGTAACAGTTTCAGATGCTAACTCAGACAACTATCTAACTGGTGCGGCATTCAGTACTGCAAATGGTATTCTAACACTATCACGTACAAATGGTGACGTAACAGTTGATTTAGACGGTCGTTTCACAGACAACGGTTATGCAGACACTATGAACCAACATGTTCGTTCAAGTGATTCACCAAGTTTCGTGGCAGTTACAGCAGACGACTTCCACGGTACGGCGACATATGCAAAATATGCCGACCTTGCTGAAAGATATGCGGCAGACGCCCCATATGAAGAAGGTACTGTGTTAGTATTTGGTGGTGAAGCAGAAGTCACATCATCTCAAGGTTACGCATCTAATAAGATTGCAGGTGTTGTTTCAATTAAGCCAGCAGTAGCAATGAACAGTGAAGCAGGTAACTCACAAACTCACCCATATGTAGCACTACAAGGTCGTGTTCCAGTTAAAGTTGTAGGTCTAGTATCTAAAGGCGACATTCTTGTTGCATCAGATATCGTAGGTACTGCAACAGTTTGGAAAGAAGCAGACACAGACCCACGTATGACTGCATATATCGGTATCGCTATCGAAGATAAGAACGTAGGCGGCACAGGTATGGTAGAAGTTAAAGTAGGTAAGTAATTACACTTTACTCTAAGTTATTTAAAGGGAGCAGAGATGCTCCCTTTTTTATTGCCTAATAGCAAAAGAATTTTTTTAGTGTATTGTACAACCCGGTACGAGTAGTAGATTGTTCTTCTATGGTATTGTCATCAATCCATTCTGGGAATGCATGGAATAACTTTTTCCATTGTAACATTTCATTATGTAAATCAACAATTTTTTTGATATATTCACTTGTATTAGAGAAGTTGAATTCTACCTTTAATTCATTAATACGTTTTTTACATTCTTTTAAGTCTTCTAAATCTCTATCGATAGCAAGTAATATAGTTTCAAATTCTTGTTTGTTTTTAAACTTTTCTATTAGAAATTTGTGATGTTTATTTTTAGGCCTATCTTCGTATAGGAACATTATTTCTTGCAAATCGTAGTACAATGCCTTAACTGGGTTGATGCTCTCACGGTATCTTTTAATAACCTCAGGAATAGCAAATTTGGTGTCCTCAGTACATAGATTTTCAAGTACACTTGATGCTAGGAAGTTAATTCGTGTTCTGCTAGTTGTTAAGTTCTTTCTGGACTTTTCTCTAATCTTGTCAATAACAATATCAACTAATCGTTTTGTGTCTTCGTTTAAGTTCTTTTTTAGATATTCAACATGGCCCGGAGTTGCAGATACAACGGAGGTACGTAAGTTGTCTGTAATGTTTCCACTTTTTAGAAACTCTTTACAGTCACGTATAAATCGTTGTTTTTTGAAATCTACAATCTCGTTCATCTTATCTCCTAACACTAGTATTTACACTTATTAGAAGAAAGTTATAGTGATACTATAATGTCCTTGACAATTTTGAGTTTGTTCTTTTTGAATAAAGTTCTACGTGTTCCTGGGTGAAGTGGTTTAGGAACGTGATGCCTATCTACCCACGCATACCCACCCGATTCGTGATTGAGTTTTGGTATGAATTCTTCATTTACGATAATAACAAACGAATAATAACTAAATTTTTTATCACGTGAATGATATTGGTCCAATGGGTATATTCTTTCAATATCATTTACTCTGTCAATTTCTAATTCTTCTTCAATCTCTCTTAGTAATGCTTGTGCTATATTTTCTTTATCTTCGACCTTGCCACCGAAGAAACCCCAATTTCTTGGTTGTGACCCTTCTTTAGTTCTTTGTTGTAGTAATAAACGTTTTGTATCTTTTGCTATGATACACGCCCCTGCCGCTCTTATCATCTATCTGCCTTATGGTGTTGTTGTGACTAACTCTAATCTCCAGTACCCACTTTCGTATATACCCTGGAATGTATCAGTCCACTCGCCCTTTTCAAATTTAAATTGTTGCATAGTATAAGTATTTGTGACGTATGCACGTAGCGAAAATTCACTTGCATCGAAACTTATAACCCATGCGCTACCATTATATTCAATTATATCATTTTTAGATATATCAATACCGAAATGACTACTACTCGTAGCGTCGGTTAGTGATAGATATCGTTGTCCTGTAGAAACATTAGGTATGCCATTGAACCCAGGCTTTGCTGTTTCGGCATCAATAATTCTATCTACTGCATTTATAGTAGATGTTGGTAGTGTAGCACTATCTACATTAAATGTTAATAACTCTGGATTGTTTGTTGATGAGATTGTGCCGATAACGTCTGCATTCAAATCTTCAATCTCGCCATGGTATTTAAGTCTTAATCTGGACACGCCATCATCTAGTACTCCATAGTTTTCTAATACAGTTTCCCAAGTTATCCCGTCCTCAAAGTTCCCATTTGCTAATGGTTGCAATGTAACGTTACCACTTACATCTTCACTTACTTTTAATGCATAGTTCCCAGGTGTTACGATAACACTTGATTGTCTTTCTAAGTCTCTAAAGAATTCAAATGCATCGGGGTCATAGTCTAGTGTATCTAAATCTGTGTAATTGTATATATTGTGTATAATATTTCTAATTACATTCTGCCTTGTTACTTGCGCCGGTGGGTTAATCCAAATCGGTATTTGGAATGTTAGTGTTGCAATGTCTATTTGGTCTTCTATTCCTGCAGGAATCCCCCTACTTGTCCACTGTATATCAGTCATTTCTACTACTGTAATTGTCGTCCAATCTACAGGGTTATCATTGTGTTGTATTTCTAATGCTGGGTTAAATAAGACTAACATCTGTTCAAGTAGTTGAAGTTTTTGGTCTGTGTTAGAAGTCCAGACATCAACTTGCATGTTCAATAGATACGGCACTGGCATCAATCTTTTTACACTGTATTTTTGTCCAGTATCATTTGTGTATTGTTTCGTAACCGGGTCATAACTTCTTTCGTTGACACTTACTGCGTCATTGAAAAATGGTTCTTGTAGTCGTTGTCTATCAGGTATCAGGCCTTGAACCCAACACGCAATAAACGGTGCAGAGTTAACAATGTTTTCTGAGTTACCCTTTAGAATTGTCGCCGCCATACGAGACACATCACCGTATCTTGCTGGCACTTTGATATAGTAGTCAGTAATGTTGTCATTCATTTTCTTTCCTGTTTTAACAGAAAAGCCACTAAACATTCTTACAAACTGTAATATATATCTTCTTATTTGTTCATCATAGAAATGGTCTTGGCTCATATTAATCCACCTTCGGTCTTACCGCTTTAGATAAGTTTACTTTTGATACTATTTCTGTTCCATCATCAAGTACTACTTTACCGTCATTATTAATAAAGTTATGATGTAGGTGATGCCCAACTTCCCATTCACCATCACTGTCTTCGACTTTATACCATTTGTTGTCTCTATATTGAAACAATCTGTTCGGTGTATAATCAGAACGTAGGAAATAAGAATTATCAGTAGGACTATCTGGGAACTTTGTTCCGCTGGCCACTGTAGCATAATCTACATCATCAGGATGCTCTCCTTGTGTTGCGTAAACCATATTATTTGTTCTGTAATCCCAATACTTTCCTGGAACGTTTTCTTGTGCCTCTTTTACAACAGCATCAGTAATTTGAAGTTCTTTGTTGTATGTAGACAGAATATTTTTTAAGTCATCGGCTTCTTCACCTGTACCAAGAATATCTGAGTACTCTTGTGTGTCTTGTAATTGCTTACAACGTACACGCCAGATATGTGGCCACCAACCTGCATCAAACCCTTCAGCACCTTTAGTTGCTTCTTGTACTACCCAATATTGATTTACAGCATCACTATCTTCTTCGAGTAACATATCTTCTCTCATATGCGGTAACTCAATTACATCACCAGTCATTATTTTACGACCTAGTTGATTAACCATTTCATTTAGATGTAGAGTGAATACTTGTTGGTCGTTTCCTAAGAACATACCGAATTGTGATAATTCAAAATCTTGGTCAGATACAGTATAAACTCCTCTTAAATCATAAATTTCAGTATCATACTTTCGGTCACGATTTTCCATAAACAATAAATCTTGTATTGCAGGTTGGGCAGGGTCATAATTAGGGTCAGTTTCGTCCTGAGACCCTAGATACTTATGTATCAATAATGACGTTCCGCCATGGTCAAAGTGCGCTTTGACTGTCTTATCAGCGAATTTGTAATCATTTCCCTTACGAGGGTTCCATAAACTTAATCTTGGCATAAAAATTTTCCTTGACTTATTACTGTATTTATCATATAATACTACTTATCATTATTTAAGGATATGTTATGGACGATGGATATACAATAATTCGTGGTGTTATACCTGAAATGGTAATACATCAATTCAAAATGTGGGCAATGAACCCAAATAATTCACATCGTGGGAACGCTGTAAATGGTAAATACTACAATAAACATCGAAAAGGTAGAGAGTATGACTGTTGGTGGACAACTGCTCCTCCTGTTGAAATGTGGAGTCCTGTAGTACGACAATTACATACATATATAAGTGCATTATTTCAATCAGATGATTGGGATATTCATTGTGTAGATTGTATCACTACTCGTCCCGGTAGTGCAAAAATTCGGGCACATGTTGATAGTCCTTATCGTTTTGACGAATATGCTATGTCAAAAGAAATATTGGGTGTGCAGATAATCATACCATTAGACCCGTTTACATTGGAGAACGGCGCAACAGCATTTATACCAGGAAGCCATTTAGAAACGAATCATTATAAAGATATTGAAGAATTTCAGGAAATATTTGATGACCGAATCAGAAATGAAGGAGTTCAATTTTTGTCTCAACCTGGTGATGTATTGATGTATGATGGAAAAACTTTACACAGTACAATGCCAAATAATGCAGATACATTTCGTAGTGCATTGTTAATAAATGCTCTTTCTACAGACGTTATTGAGAAAGCGAATTTGCTTGATAAAAACACGGATAGAAAAAAAACTTGACAAATTGGTGCTTTTGTAGTTAAATATAAACAGTAACGACTATATACTTTTAAAATAGGAGACAAAAACCAATGGCGATTAAACTTGCTAAGAGAAAAAAATCACAACGTGGCTCAAAATATGTAGATGAATCATATACTGGTCCTGAACCTATATGGACAGATGCAGATACGTGGTCAGGCGAAAAGTATTATAGAGAACGTAACCGCACAACTACATTTTATTCATACTACTATAAGAATAAAGACTTTGTTGTGTGGATAGTTGATTTTATGAAAGCGAATGGTTACACTAAAGAACAGATAAAGTTCTATAAAGCGGCAGAAGATTGGCGTACAAAAAGTACGATAGCAAGTTATGCCAGAGCATTGATGAATGGTATGCCTGAAAATAACGAAGGTGTGCCGGCATACTTAGATACATTGGCTGGGGTGTGCGCAACATATGTGCGTGATGCAACTGATATAGTTAAAGAAGATATCAATAAGATTGTTGAAATAGGCTCAAAAATTTTAGAAGAAAGAGAAGAACAAGAAGAAAATTCAGTAAAAAAATATAGACCATCTATTCAGCAGTTGTTACGTGATAAGGCACTGTCAATGACAGATGATATCGAAGAATTTATTGACAGTTTTGATAACACTACAAAAATGTTGAAAGAGTTTGACCCGTATAAACTACTAATAAGAGAGCAGGCAAAGGCAAATCATGCAAAGATTATTCTTAATCAGTATAAGCCGGTAGTAGACGAACTAGATGAATTACTGAATCCTCCCAAGAGGATGAATGAACGACAAAAAGATTTCTATGAACAACTTAAGGAAGGTTATTCTTATCTGACTAAGCCTGAGATTAAGGTAATGTATAAGATGTATCTATCTATTGTTGAAGCATGTGATATGATTATTGCTAAAGCAAAAGCAACAAGAACACCACGTAAGAAGAAACCAGTTAGTGCAGAAAAACAAGTTGCAAAGTTTAAGTATATGAAGCAACATGTAGATACTAAGACGGTTAGTATGAACCCGGTAGATATTGTAGGCGCACAAGCAGTTCTTGTGTATAATGCAAAGAACAGAAAACTAGGTATTTACTATGCTAGTAACATTGACCCTAAAGGATTAGGTAGGGAAGGTTCTGGGCTGAGTGTTAAAGGTACAACTATTCAAGGCTTTGATGAAAAGAATAGTGTGCAAAAAACTTTACGTAAACCAGCAGAACAACTTTCTACGTTTAAGAAGATAACTAAACGTTCATTGCAGAAAGAATTCGGAGCAATCAATTCTGTAGAGACTAAAATGAACGGCCGTTTTAATGATAATAGTTTAATAATTAAGGTTTTCTGATAAATACTATTGTTGATGAACGACGGTTCATCTTTAACTTAGGAGACATTATAATGGCAAAACAAACATTCTATTTTTTAGAAGTTACATTTCCGCAAGAAATTGTTGACGCATACCCTGGCGTAGATGGTTGGGAAATTGCACGTAAGCATCTATGGGAATACATCGTTGCAACAGATTCGAAATATGCAAAAGCAATAGAATCATTTGTTTATGATGAAGTAAGACAATATCCGTGGCAAGGCAACAAAGCCGCAGTTCGTATTAGGTTTTTGAATGAGAGACATTTTGAACAATACATGACTATGGTAAAAGAATATAGAACATGGTTAACTGATACATATGGCGTAGAATTTTCACATGAAGTTCATGCAAACTTTGAATTGAGCGTTGATGAAGCACCTTATAAGGCAGATGATGAAACAACAATTGCACCGATTTCATACGAAGGCAGATTTTTACAAATGTTTGACGATATTGCAGAAGAACGTGGATTTGATATATCATAATATAAATTATTATATTTAAATAAGTAAACCCCTCAATGAGGGGTTTACCATATCCATAATTTGTTTTTATGATAAATACAATATAATGGAGACTTTCAATGGCAAAAAATCGCAATAAAATAAAAAATGATGTAATCAACCAAGTTAGACTATTACTAGGTGATGGCATGATTGATATCGAATTAGACCCAGAACACTATGACCTGGCTATTGATATTGCTTTATCTAAAATCAGACAACGTTCAGAAAATGCAGTAGAAGAAGATTTCTATACAATCGAACTACAAGAAGAACAAGATGAATATTCTTTACCAGAAGAAATTATCGAAGTAAAGAAGATTTGGAATCGTGCATTTGGGCATGGTATATCTGCTGGTGTAGATATGGACCCATTTGAATTAGCATATGCTAACTCGTACTTCTTTATGAATAATCATCTAGGTGGTATTGCGACTTATGAACTATTTGCTGGATATAGAGAAACATTGAATAAAATTGCCGCAACTGAAATTAACTTCATATGGAATCCTAGTACACATAAACTTAAACTTCTTAGAAAGTTAAGAGCAAAAGAAACTGTACTTCTACATGTTCATTTAGAAAGACCTGATGATGTTCTTTTACAAGACAATTATCTTAAGAATTGGTTACGTGATTATGCATTAGCGTATTGTAAGAAAATGATTGGTGAAGCACGTTCTAAATTCTCTACATTACCCGGCGCACAGGGTGGTGTTTCACTTAATGGCGATGTAATGAAACAAGAAGCAGATGCAGGTATTGAAAAACTTGAGAACGAATTAAAATTGTACTTAGATGGCTCAGCACCATTAGGATTTATTATCGGTTAATACTTGACACACTTACATAACTATGCTATACTTCTTTTAGTTAAGTTATGATAAGGAAATCTCAGATGATTATTGGCATATGTGGACTCATTAGTTCTGGTAAAGGCACAGTTGCCGATATTTTAGTAGAAAAACACAACTTCATAAAACTTTCCTTCGCAGACAAACTCAAAGACGGTGTTGCAACTGTATTCGGTTGGGACCGTGCTATGTTGGAAGGTGATACTGTAGAGAGTAGAAAATGGCGTGAACAAGTTGATATGTTTTGGACTAAAGAAACAGGCCGTGAGATTACTCCCAGATTAGTTCTACAAGAGTTCGGCACTGATTGTATGCGTAATGGCTTCTATGACGGCATTTGGGTTAGTCTAGTCAAACAAGAAATAATTAACAATCCTGAAAATAAGTACATCGTTCCTGATGTACGATTTGCAAACGAGATAAGCATCATTAAAGATTTAGATGGTGAAGTCTGGAATGTCAGACGTGGCGATTTGCCTGAATGGTGGGGGACTGCAATCTTAGATAATACAACAGATTCAGACTTGATGGAAAGTAACTATCCTAATGTACATCAGAGTGAATGGAGATGGATAGGAACTAATAATACTTTTAGTCACATTATCTATAACGATAGTGACCTACAGTCACTATATATCCAAGTTTCAAAGACGTTATCTATGTAGTTAACTTCCAAACACCTGTTTTTCCGTAAAATATGATAAATATTGTTAGCAATTCATATTTTAAACAAGGAGAACAGAATGCCTACATTAGTATCACCAGGTGTATCAGTAACAGTTGTAGATGAGTCACAATATGTGGCCGCAACACAAGGTACACTTCCATTATTAGTTATTGCTACGGCAAGTAACAAAGCAGACACTTCTGGTTCATCTATTGCTTCTGGCACAGTTCCAGCAAACGCTGGTGTGGCTTATCTAGTATCTTCACAAAGAGAATTAGTCGAAACTTTCGGAGAACCTAAGTTCTACGAAGTCGGCGGTTCAGTTGTGCAAGGCGCAGAGACAAGCGAATATGGTCTATTGGCTGCATATCAATATCTAGGTGTTTCAAACAACGCTTACGTTATTCGTGCAGATATCGACCTAGCAGAATTAGAAGCAACTACGACAGAACCTGCAGGTGTAATCACAAACGGCTCATATTGGCACAACACGTCAAAATCTAAATGGGGACTATTCAAATGGGATGGTTCAGCATGGGTTGACGCAAACGTATCAGTATTGACAGACGCACCAGGAACAGGAAACGTAGAGTCATTAGACGGTTCAGGTTTCGCGGCACCATCAAACATATACGGTTCAGCAGGAGACTACGCCGTAGTAGCATCAACTTCAAAAGTTGGTTACTATCAGAAAGTAGCAAGTGCATGGGTTCTACTAGGTAACGTAGGCGCAGGCGATTTTCAATTCTCTGCATTTGCACCAACAACACAAAAAGGTGGCGGTGCCTTAGTAGCAGGCGACACATATGCTCGTTTAACAGAGCAAGGTGGCGGAATTGATATTGACATGAATGTTTACAATTCAACATCTGGTCTATTCACATCAGTTCAGGCTCCAACATATGCGGCTGACGATGCCGCTGGTTCAACATTAATCTCAGTAGGCGATATATATACAAGATATGACGCCACACTTGGTTTCTTTGAATTAAGACGCCACTCAGGTGCAACATCATCTATGATAACAACAGGAACTATTCCTGATACAGCATCAATTACATCAACATTTACTGTAGAAGGTACTGCGTTTAACTTTTCTAGTCAGTCTATTGACCAAGTTTTAACAACATTACAAAGTGATGCAGGGCTGAACACAGCAAATGTCCAAATTGAAAAAGTTGGCACTAATAAAATCCGTTTCACTAAAACTGACGGCAAAGAACTAAACATTGAGTTCTCTGTTGGTCAAACAGCAATGGGCTTCGTAGATGCATCACAAAGTGCATCAGTTTGGGAAGCATTAGTATATGAAGCAAAATCAACACAAATTACTGGCACAATCGCAGAAGGAACTCTATGGTTCAACTCTGATTTGAAAGTTGAAATCTTAAAGAATACATGGAACGGCGCGGCACAAGACTGGGCAAAACACGCATGGTCAGAAGACACAGAAGGTCTTCTAGCAACTGAATTACAATTACGTTCAGGTGCTCCAACAAAACGTAAAGACGGCACATCATCTCTAGTAGCAGGTGATATCTGGGTTGACGGTGATGCTCTTCCTTATCCAACTGTATATCGTTGGTCAGGTTCAGCATGGGTCAAGTTAGATACGGCAGACCAATCATCAACTAACGGTTTATTATTTGGTAACTATTCAAATGATGCTCCTTATGATGCAAACGGCGCCGCTAACAGTCGTACAGTACATGCACAAGTTCCAAATGCAGAAACATCACCAGACGGTATGTTAATGATTAATATGGACTACTCAACTTATAACGTCAAGCAATACACAGACGGTAAGTGGGTATGGGTTTCAGGTGTAAACACAGACGGTTCAGGTAAGTTCGGCACAGACGCACAGCGTCACATGGTTGTAGAAGCGATGCAATCAGCAATTTCATCAAACGATGGTATTCGTGCAGAATCAACTTACTTTAACTTGATTGCATCTCCTGGCTACCCAGAACTAATGGATGAAATGATTACTCTTAACAAAGATAAGAAAGAAATCGCATTCATCGTAGGTGATTGTCCAATGAACTTGAAGTCAACTTCAACAGAAATGAAAGCATGGGCAGATTCAAATATGCCAGCAGAAACATATGCGGCAGTTTACTATCCACATGGTCTGTCAACAGACTTAAGTGGTAACGATGTTGTTATCCCTTCATCAGCAATTGCTTTAAGAACTATTGCTTTTTCTGACCAAGTATCATTCCCATGGTTCGCACCAGCAGGTTTGACACGTGGTGTAGTTTCAAACGCATCACAAGTTGGTTATGTAAACTCTGAAAATGAGTTTGTAAGAACAAGACTAAGTGAAGGTCAACGTGACGTTCTTTATACAAATCGTATGAACCCAATCGCAGACTTCCCAAATCAAGGTCTAGTGGTATACGGGCAGAAGACTTCACAAGCATTTGCAAGTGCATTAGATAGAGTCAATGTAGCACGTCTAACGAACTACATGAGACACAATCTTGACCAACTTTCACGTGGTTTCTTATTCGAACAGAATGATAAAATTACACGTGATAACATGAGAGATGCAGTAGAACGTTTCTGTGGTGGTCTTGTTACAGATAGAGGTCTATATGACTTCTTAGTAGTCTGTGATGAGTCTAATAACACACCAGCACGTATTGATAGAAACGAATTATGGGTAGATGTTGCTATTCAACCAGTTAAAGCGGTTGAGTTTATCTACATCCCACTACGTATTCGTAACACTGGTGAATCACTAGCATAATATACTTTACATTATAAAGTAACGAGAAACCCGGCTTTTGTCGGGTTTTTCATTAAGTACGACTTAATTCCTCACAGAATTGATAAATACTATAGTAAAACATAGATTGCAAACTATTATTAGGAGTATAACAATGTCAAGAACATTACAAAATTTTGGTGTTCCACTAGACTCGGGCGACAACGCTCAAGGTACTGGTATTTTACAGCCAAAACTAAATTACCGCTTTAGAGTACAAGTAGCGGGCTTTGGTGGGCTTTCACAGAACACCCAAGAATTTACAAGACAGGTAATGAATGTTACTCGTCCAAAGGTCTCACATGAGTCAATTCCACTAGATTCATACAACTCACGTATGTATATGATGGGTAAGCACACATGGGAACCAATTACAATTACATTGCGTGATGATATCGCAAACAATCTAACTAAACTAGTTGGTCGTCAAGTACAATCACAGTTAGACCACAGAAATCAAAGAGGTCCTTCAGCAGGTACTAACTATAAGTTTTCAACATTGATTGAAATCTTAGATGGTAACTCAGGTAACCCAACTGAACAGTGGCAATTAGAAGGTTGCTTTATCACTAATGCTGACTATTCACAAACAGATTATGCTGTTTCTGACCCAGTACAAATCATTTTGACACTACAATATGATAATGCTGTGTTTACAGATGCAGATATAATGCCAGACCAAACGTTTATTAACAACTCAAGTTCAGCAGGTTAATAAAGAGGTAGTCGGTTATGGCAGGTGAAGACCGTCAAAGCATAGGTAATAGGAAACGTATCCTGGCGGATAGCGCAGGTGCTAAACATAGATTTGGATTTGAACAACAAGGCCAAGCCAACGGCGTTGGCCGTTCAACTATTACTAAAGCACCTAAAACTTCTGACTTATGGTTTGTTGAATTTAATCAAACAAGCGGAGATAAAGGTGTAAAAGCACTAGATATATCAGCATTAGCAAGAGCGGTGTCTGGTATTTCAGTGGTGACAAGTACTATACCAGTTGACCAATATGGTAAGCGACTATATGTACCTACACGTGTAGACTTCCCAGAAGTAAGTATTACGATGTATGATACTGTTGACGGTACAATGTTTGATATGGCGGCAAGCATGTATGAGAGATTTTTTAGTAATAATTCTCTTGCACCAGTAGATGGAATGCAAGAATTACTTCTTTCCGAACATCATCGGATGTATGGTAGAAAAATACCAGACAAAAGTACTGGTGAATACTATCATCAAAGTTTTGAAAGTATTAAAGTCAATCACTTTTTTGGAAATCTTGATTCATCACAAGAAAATGAAGGCTTTGTACAACAGATACAACTGATTAATCCATTAGTTACAAATATAACATTCTCACCTAGTGACTATTCTTCATCAGAACCAAGAACAATAGAAATTACAGTACAACCTGAAAATGTAGTATTTTATCCTAAAGATGATAATGTACAGTTTCCAAGTTGGATGTCACTTGGATTAGATTATATATTAGATGAACTTTCTCCAATAACAACTAAAACTAAAGGAATGAATAAAGAAGAAGAACTGTTTGATAAGTTACTAAAAGAAATGCAAAACACTTCTAATTTTCCAGATGCAGACGGAGTTGAGTTACAGAACGACATGGATGAAATTAGGAAACTTAATGAACTTAGAAAGTTGTACAATAAGGCACAAGAGTTATCTGGAGACAGAGAAGCCGCAAAAGCATTATTACAAGAGTTAAGAAATGATATCGGAACTGTAAAAGCAAGTAACTTGATGTTTGCAGAAGAAACCGAACAGAACAGAGAAAGAACTGACAATAACAAACAAGGATTGAGTATCGATTTAAGAGAAACAAAAGAAGGAAGAAGACCAAATGCACAAGAAACAGGAAATTCTTACAAAAGAACTATACTTAATCCAAATGTTCCTGATTTTGCAGGTTTAGGCAGTGTTGATGGCGGTAGCCAAACATATAGTCCAGCAAACTTTGGGTCCGCAGTTACAAATGAGTTAGTTAGTGCGTTTTTTAATGGTAGAAGTGTTAACTTTAGTAATATAACTAGAGATATAGGCCAAGGCATACTTGGTAATACAGGTATAGGAAATCTTACATCTTTGGGTAAAACATCTCAAAGTAGATTTGGTATAGCAGGTGATATAATCAGAGACGGTATAACAAATGGAATAAGACAGACTAACACTAATGGTATAACCACTACAACAACACCTGCATTCCCTAGTGAGAGCAATCAAACATCAAATTCTATTAAGTCATCAAATACGACACCTGATAAAACGTTGCAACAGAATAAAATTAAACTGTTAAATCAACAAAGGAGTCCAAGATGAAGATAGATTTGCTTACTGCTAATTTAAAGAAAAAAGGCTTCACACAAGATAAAGCCGAAACATATGCAATAGAAATTCAGAATATTGCGAAATCATTTGGTTTAAATCCTTACGATTTAGTTGACCAAGTTTCTGAAGACTTTTCATTCAATGACTTAGGAGCATTTGCTCTAAATAATGCATTGCGATTCGGTTATAAAACAGGTAAAGCAACACCGTTGAAACCAAACAAGTATGTCGCAAGAGCAATTATTAAATGAGAAAATTCCATCAAGGCAAATACACTGTAAAAAACCCTGCAAAGTACTCTGGTAGTGGTGAACCTACCTTTCGTAGTAGTTGGGAACACACATTTATGTGTTTCTGTGATGATAATCCTAATGTAATGGCATGGGCAAGTGAACCAGTTAGAATTACATACCAACATCCACTAAATGGTAAGGTAACTAGTTATGTTCCTGATTTTGTCATCGTATATATGGATACAAAAGGAAATAAAAACGCAGAATTGATAGAAATTAAACCAAGCAGACAATCAAATCCAAAATTAGCACGTGGTAGGGGTGAACAGGCTCAAGTTGCAGTAAATTATGCAAAATGGGATGCGGCAACCCACTGGGCTAGAAAACGTGGTATGAAATTTAGAGTTTTAAATGAAGGCGACATTTACTCAAATACTAGAAAACAAAAAGAAGTCAAAAGACGGAAAAAATAACACACCTTAGGACCGATATAAGTTACTTATATCTAAGGTGAGGATGCCGTTATCCTTTAATCATATCGCTACTATGTTTACAAAAAACGGCACTTTCCTATAGAGATAAATACGTATATAATGATGAATGAAATAGAAAATATAGTTTCAGAGAAAACTATTGCTGTTATGTACGAACCTGGCGCAGGCGGAGACTTTATAGTTTCGCTAATGTCTCTTATACCACAAATATATGGAGATAATTTCAACATGAAACCAGAAAATGACGGCAGAGTTAAGTCTATGGTTAGAAATAAGACTACGATACAGTTAAATGTACAAAAAGTGTTTGATGATTACAAATTTTGGGAAAATGATAACCTACAATCAGAAATAATAGATAAGATATTTGATATTGGAACTCTTAAAAAAGAAATAATTAATAAAAACTCATTATATATTTCTAAAATACATCCTTACATTTATGAAGATGTAGATAACAGTTTAAAATTATTAAATCATTTAAAACATAAATATCTTAATAGCAAGAAAATACTTATTACAAGAGATGTAGAAGTATGTAAACAAAATCATATATTGAAAAATAATTTTGATTATGATATAATTAACTATAATACTTTATCATATAGTAGCAAATGGTTCGATGATTTTAGTATTATAGACAAAGAATTCGATGTATATCATTTTAATTTTTCTGATTTAGTGACTAACCCAATCAGAACATTTAATTTACTAATGAATTACTTAGATATAGACATTAATACTATCGATATGAACAAATTTAAAGAATTATATCAGGTATATATCAATAAACAAAAATATATAGAGCCTGGGAGGTACTGGTAATGACAAAAAAACTTGAAGAAACATTTAATATAGCACCACAAGATGATACTGAAGAAGAAACACAAGATGAAACTCCAACAATAGAAGAGTCAAAAGACCTTACGGAATTATTAAATGCAGATATTGAAATTGCAGAAAGAATCGATGATGCACTTCCAATGGTATCTGATTTAAACCAACATGATAGAGAGATGGATGATATCCATCAGAAAGCATTAGATACATTTAAAGATTTAGTTGAACTAGGAATGAATGTAGAAGTACATGCTGGTGCTAAGTTGCTTGAGACAGCAAATGCTATGTTAAAGACTGCAATGGAAGCCAAAGATAGTAAAGTAGATAGAAAATTAAAGATGATTAATTTGCAATTACAGAAAGCAAAGTTAGATTTTTCTAAAGAAAAGAAAACTGGCGGAGATAATGAACTAGAAAGTGATGGTTCAGTGACGTTAGATAGAAACGAACTACTAAAACGTATCCAAAACGCAGATAAATTAACAAAAAAAGATAAATAAGAATAGAATGTATTGGAGATACCAATGAAAACTTTTAAACAATTTTTAACAGAGTCAACTAAAGAACATAAATTAACAATTCGTTTCGGTGCTGAACTTGATGAGGGCAGTGAGAACCGTATTGAAAGATTTTTGGGAAAGTATGACCTAAAGGTGATGTCAAAAACATCAACTACCCCTATTACTAAAAGCCCAATGTTCTTTGAAGACGATGTAGAAAATGTCAAAGTTTCAAAGATTGATATAACGACTGGGTATCCACTATCAGCAGATATTTTACGCCAACAACTGAGCGATTTACTAATGATGCCTCTAACTCACGTTGCAGTACATCCTGAAGGATGGGAACCAACTGAAGAAGAAGAAAAAGAAGAAGGCAAAGCAGTTCTAGGAACTGAATATGGTGACGAATCAGATAATGGTAAGCATTACGGAAAAACTTTTGTAGATAAATTCTTAGATGAATTGACTCCATCTGAGAATGAAAAGGTCGAAAACGTACTAAGTTTGACACCTGCACAAGATGAGGCACAAGAAGTCATGTCTAAGGACGACCAGTCAAGTGATTCTGTTATTTCGGGAAAAAATGAAATCCCAGACCCTATGGAGATGAAAAAATGAAAAAACATTATAACCTAAATGTAACAGAAGACAACGGCGAGTCAGTTACAACTTCAAACACAAGCACAGAACATGCTTCTGAGATTCTACGCATTATGGCGTTGGCAGGTATCAAACCCGAAGCAATCGAAGAACATGGTGAAGCAGAAATGGAACATACACCAGCAAATGACGAACTGGATTTAGACGATTATTCTAAAAAGTCTCCAGAAAGCATTGCAAAGCAAAAGAAATCAATTCAACCATCACATGGTGATAACCCATTAGAGTATTCATTGGACGAGAATGAAATCTTTGAATCATTAATGACTGAATTTAAATCAGAAATGTTAGAAGAAGGCACATGTCCAGAATGTGGCGGAAAGAAGCACAAATTAATGGCATGTAGTTCTTGTGGGTGCAGTGAATCTATTGAAGAAGAAGTAGTAAACGAACTTAATGTTCCTAACGATAAAGAAAAAGTTAAAGCACAAATTCAAAAATTACATAAAATGGCAAAAGATGCCAGAGATGCTGGTGACGACAATAAGGCTTATGCTATTGAACGTGGAAGTGAAATGGCGGCATTACATAAAAAATTATCAAAACTTGGTGGCGATATAGATGATGCTAATTGGATAACACCAGAAGGTGGACCATTGTCATATAAAAAAGTAGGCGAATATACATATATCGTTAAAGACGAAAATGGCGAAGAACACAAAGCAGAAATGGGTGCTATGGGTGATGAACAAGACAACTATTCACCTGAAGAAATAGAGCAAACTATGGACCAAGAAGGATTAGAGATGCTAATT